CCCAAAGAAGCAATCACACTCTCCTAAAGTATAACATTGCGAAAAATATAAGACAAGCAAATTAAGCCACAGTAACCAATAAATTAGACAAAATTCGACTTTCATCCAAAGACTTAGCTAATATAAAATGTTTAGATTTCATACGTTTAATACCAATACGAGCAACAGAATCAATCCAATGATGTAAGCTCTCAAAATCTCCAAAACCTGACAAAATAGAACCAAGCAAAGGAGCGTACTGATGTGAGAAATGAGAAAGAATATCGTCTATAGATTTATCAGATTTAGGAATGGTCAATTTCAATCGACTAACACCAAGTAAAAAACCATCCCACCAAGAAACGACAGAACGACGAGAAAAGTTACTATCAGAAGATTTATCATCAACAAAAGCGATATATGAAGCCAGAACACCACGAACGACTGAACCAAGCTCTAAACCATTACAAAAGAGGTTAACTAAAGCTTGAGAACGAGAATCACGTGTTTGCAATTCACAACGATTCCAGACAGTATCTAAAGATTGTTCAGCCGCTTTGTCGTAGAAGCGAACACGAATTTTACTTTGAGGAGAGCCAAAATAAACAGTAACACCATCAGAAGAAGCAACACCATTACCAACAGATATTCCCTCTTGAATCATCGGCTTACGAAAACGAGTACGAACCAAACCAGAACGGACAAAATCAGCAACACGATGAACATTGAGAACACCAGAAAATTCGTCAATCGCAATATCACAACGAGTAAATTTAGCACCAAGAGATAAAACGGAAGATAGCCAGTCTCGCCAGTTTAAGCCATTCGGCAGAAGAACAGATGATTCTAAAAGACGACAACCCGAACCAGAGAGAATGACATGAGTACCCATACCCTGCTTGCCATCCGTTAAAATGACCATGTTATCAAGTCGATACTGTGTCTGATAACCAAGCATACCCCTCTCACATAGTAAAAATTCGTCGAGTGTCGTATGGAATAAAGATGATGCAATTTCAATAGGATTGATAGTATCAGGTAGAGTGAAAGCTACCCAGTCAATCAGTATTTGCGTCTCTGTATTTTGTGCCCCCCTGTTAGTTGATGGGGGCACTCGCAATTCTGGTTGTCCAATGTTCATCTTGTTGTCCTCCTTGGTAGTTAGGAGCAATGCCCAAGTATGGGCATTGCCCACAGAGAAAAGGATAATTTTTACTTTTCCTTATCAATGGGCTTTCGCGGCATAATCGCTTCGCTTTTATTCCACGACCCATTGACAAGGGCAGACCGAACCGCAGATAAGAAGTCTGGAACATCCGAGAGAGACGAATGCTGTTTAAGGACTTCATCTGGAATAGAAACCTGCAAATCAAACTCAACAAACAATTGGAAAAGAAGATTTTCCAATAACTCAGAAGCAATAATAGGCGACCAATGGGCGTTAATACGATTCACAAGCCAATTGATATAAGCTTCACCGTGAAGCTCAAAAGGATATTTCATGATGCCAACGACAGGCGAGCGGAGCCACCATCAAATGAACCACGAAGCAACAAACCCAATTGAGACGCATAAGCAACAGCGATAATCGCTTCTTTGAGCGGTAGAGAAACAGAAGAACATACACCCATTTCTAAATCTTGAATTGCACGACAAGCGGAATGAGGAACAATCAATAGAGCTTCCCCTCCCCGCCGCTTGACGCAGCTACGCTTTTGCGTCAAATCGGCGGGAAGTGGAACCTTTTGTTGATTTATCAAGATACTCCTGTTTAACAACGTCGAAGTGAGTGTCATACTTTTTAGCCACCTCCATATCAAATAAAGTGATTCCACCACCGTACTTTTCTTTCCATTTAGGCCCCCCCATCGTTCGCCATTTGATAATCGGGCCGAACTTAGATACATAGTTAGCAAACTGTGTAACCCGACGCAGAGGAGCGGCAACGTCTAAAGCATCTTGGGCCGTGTACCAAAGAGATACACCATGATGCCTATGTTGGCGCCAATGAGACATAACCTCAAAGGGTATCGATTGCCACATTGAAGCAGGAGCCACTAAGCCTGCTTCATCCAAAAGAATCACAGCATCCCGAACGTCGAATACTTCATGCAACTGCTCAAAACGGTTAGCACCTTGTAAAGCGTAATTGGCATAGATGACTTTACCTTTTTTTTGAAGTTTGATAGCAAGTCGAGTCATAAGATAGGTTTTACCCATGCCAGGCATTCCAAAAAATCCCTCAATCATACATACCCCGCCTCTCCATTTCGGAATAAATAGAATCTCGTAAGCGAGTAAAAATAAGACGTTCGTTACGCTTCAATCCAGTAGAATATAAAAGCTGATTGAAATAATGAAAAACATTCAACAAATCCTGATTAGAAGAATTAGAGAAATTGGGTTTTTGACGAGCCAACACCATATAGGCGTATTTACGCATGATCGGAGTAACCGTTGATTTCTCTTTCCCACTGTTCACGTTCAGCATTTAGATTTCTCCTCTGCTCAATAAGTCTGGAAACACGACGAGCCATCATCAATTCACGGAAGTCTGAATAACGCTGTCCCAACCAAAAACCAAGAACGGCAAAGAGCAACCAACCAAACCACATTAGCCAGCACCCCGAATCAAGTTAATTAGACGATCAATCCAATAAAGAGCAATCAACATTAACTGCAAGCCAATCCAAAGTCCGAAAAGAGTCAGCATAGTATTGATAGGCAAAAGAGTATTCGCAAGATTCAAATAAGGTTGAATCGTAGTAACATCAGAAGCAATGTTGTGTGTAAATGACCACTGCGGTAAATGACTCGCTATCGAATTGATAAAAGAAGCAAGTCCAGAAATGAGAAAGTCCATGAAATCACCTACACCTTGAAAATCGGTGAGAAACGAGCCAAAAGATAGACCACAAAAGTAATCCACATGACAGCTTCAATACCTAGACGAGCAGTAGAAAGCCATTTCATTTGCTCAAGTTGTTGAGCAGAAAAAAGTGTAGCCGTCACATTGCCATACTTGCTCTGAATAATCGGTACAGAAAAAGCTAAACTACCACCACCGGCTGAATCTAAACCGCCAGATTGAACACTAGAAAAAGCAGATTGTAAAGCTTGACCAGATTGAATAACACCCCCCACCCCAGTTGCTTGCTCAAAGTTAGACCAAGCAGATTGAAGCTGTTCGAGAACAGAAGGTGTAATACCGTCAATAAAGACAGCAACATCCATCTGAAGAATAAAAAAGTAATCAGGTAAAGATTGCTGGACACCATTTACAGTAGGAGCCATTTTTATATAAGTAACATAGCCGCCACCCTGCATGTTGTAGACAAAAAAAGTAACTTCATTATTCGAGTCAGGAGTAACGCCAATTGTGTTTTCGTAATAAGGACTAGAAGCGTATGTACTAGAGTAAAGGGCGTACTCAATAGAAGTCGTACCCGAAGGGACAATGCAAGTGAACTGAACATCATCGGGACCACGTGTATAAGACTGAATCAAAATAGACCAGCCCTCTGGACTCAAATCAGATGCCCAAACCGTACCAACGGAAACCCAAAGGGCGCAGATAAAGGACACTACGCCCAAGAGAAACCGACGAATCATCATTGCGATTTAGCCAGCCATTTCTTGAGAAGACGCCATACATAAAGAGCAAGAATCACAATCAAGCCGAGTGCAACCGCCGCACCGATAACAGAGATGGCATCAGTGCCAGCATTACCAAACATATTAACCATCGATTGAAATAAGCTAGTAGGATCAGGCATAGTCGGCGCAGTTAAAGTAGAATTCACTCCGTAAACACTCCCCGTTGTAGTGGACATATGAAAACCCCTTTCGTCCACAGAATTTTTTTATGCTATCGGCACAAGCCGGATTAGCTAGACCTAGAGAACCAACGTTTCAACAAACGCCACAAGTAAATAGAGAGAACAACAATCAAACCTAAAGCAACAGCCGAACCAATAATGACAAGAGCAATAGTAGCAACGCGACCAAAAGCATTGACCATTGTTTGAAAAAGGTTTCCAGATGGTGGCATAGGTGGTGGCAAAATTTTAGTAACAGTACCCGTGTTAAGGGAACTAGTAAGAGAAGCACCTAAAGAGTCAGTAACGGAAATGTTATAAGAAGTAGATTTTTGCAAACCAGTGAATAGAGCAGACTGACTCGTTACAGTCTCAGTTTGAGAACCAAGCGTAACCGTAAAAGGAGCTTTACCACCGACCCATGAAACTAATGCTTCTGTCCCTCCTGCTTCACCAGAAAGTTGTGACAAAGGCACAAGCTGATTCTTAGGAGTAACAGAGATAGAAGCAGACTGTTTCGAAGAACCATAAGAATTAGAAGCAGAAACAGTAAAAGAATAGGCTTGTCCATTGGTGAGACCTGTCACTACATACTGTGCATCAGTGGTTGTAGCAATTTGAATACCGTTCTGGTAAATGGTGTAAAGAATATTACCAGAATCAGCAGACCAAGTGAGCGTTACGCTACCATTAGCAGGCGTACCCTGAAGACCAGTCGGAACCGCAGGAATCGACCCCGTATCAAAAGAAGTAGAAGCAGGATTAGATTGTCCCCCACTATTCACCGCAACAACAGAAACGGTATAAGATGAACCAGAAGTAAGACCCGTCATATCATAGCTCGTTGAAGTAGTAGAAGATTCAACGACACTTCCATTGACAGAAACCTGATACGAAGTAGCACCAGAAACAGCATTCCAGCTAACTATTGCGGAATCCATAGTAATATTAGATACGTTTAACGATGGCGACTCTGGCGGCGGCACGGTCACAAAGGTACCAGTCGAAGCACTAGAGCTAGCAGAACCATCGACAGCGACAATAGAAACTGAATAAGACTGATTCGGTGTCAAACCCGTAAAGGTATAGGAAGTAGAAGTAGTCGAAACAGGACTACCACCATTCAAAGAAACCTGATAAGACGTGGCTCCACTGGAAGCAGACCATGAAACCGTTTCAGAAGTTGAAGAATCTTGAGTGAAAACTATACTGCTAACAGCAGAAGGAGGTAACGGAGGTTGACTACTGCTGTTCGAATAGAGCTCAGAACCAGAAGCAGAATAGATAGCAATATTGGCAGGACTAGGCGTACTATTGCCATAATCAAAACCACCAGAAGAAGCAGTAGGAACAAAATCTGACCAACCATTGAAATTAGTTTGAAAATAAACGGTATCACCAATGTAAGAGCCAAAACCGCTATAGCTTAGCCAACCACTAGACCAAGAAACAACGGGCGTACTCGTACCACTCGTAGAAGCAAGTGCAGTAGGAACAAAAATCAGTAAAGCAAGACAAAAAGAAGCAAATGCTTTCAAGAGTCGAGTACGCAACACATCACCTCCCTACCGTTTGAAACCCAAAATAAGAAGAAAAGCACCAGCCGCAACACCACAGACAGCGGCAATCCATCCAAAATAAGCAAAAGCGAACAGAATTTGATAGGAGCTATTCGTCATAGTCCACTCCCCCACTCACAAACAGCCAACGAAAAACCAGTCGAACCATTGATGACAAAAAAGAAACCCAAACTAACGAATATAAGAGAACATGCACTACTCACCACCTCGCATCATGAAATAGAAGCAAAGAAAGATAAATAATAAAGTATTGACCATGCCGACAATCGCAATGACAGGCATCCATTGTCCGATATATGGAAGCCAGGTCGCTTCTTGCCATGTCATGACTATTGCAAAGGTGATTCAATGTCCGACAATCGGACTCTTATAAAAGCGCCCGAACGACCATTAAAGGAGCGGACATCAACCCACCAACGAAGGTTAGACATATGAGCATATTGAGCTACTTCTGTTAATTGATGGGGTTCAATAGACACTCTGACAGTCTCCATACCATCCACAAGTACGACAGCATCGGTATAGACGGTCTTTTGACCATCCTTAATAATCTCGTTTGACTGCATCCCAAGATACTGCCCCTCTAACACAAATTTCACGAAACCTCTCCCCTTTCAAGCCCCACAAAAAAAGGCCGCCATTTGGCGACCTAGACAAGGTAGGACAACAAGATTATAATACAAGAGAACACGCTTTGCGTGAGAGACTTACTAAGGTGGTCGCGGTCGCCAAACTCACAACACACCTAGTAAGTCTTTTCTCTTGTATTACATTTCCATATGATTACAGGTTTGGAATAATATATATTATCGGACGTTAT